CCCAATTTTAAAGCGATTTTTAAAAACGGAGGTCAAGAAGGATGGCAAGACCTGCTAAACCATTAAGTGAACAATCGGGTGCAATGACCAAAGCCCAGATTGATGCCAGGAATAAATCAGAGAAAAAACTTAGGGGTAAAGATGATAAGGTAAAACCTCCAAGTTACCTGACAAATGCACAGAAGAAGATATTCAGATATATAGTAAATGAGCTGAAAGAGGCTGAAGTACTTGGAAACCTTGATGTGTATGTCCTTACACTGGCAGCAGTCAGCATTGACAGGATCACCGACATTGAGAATCAGATAAACAGGGACCCTGACCTGCTCTTGGAGAGCAAACTGATGGCTGCGAAGGAAAAATACTCGAAGGACTTCTTCAGGTGCTGCAATGAGCTCTCGCTATCACCACAGGCAAGAGCCAAGATATCAATCGCCAACGTCAAGGCGATAAAAGAGAGCAGGAATCCTCTTATGGATATCCTGGAAGATGATGATTAACACACATCCAGCTTATGTTTATGCACAGAGAGTTGTCTCCGGCGAAGAGGATGCCCCGAAGTATGTGGTGAAGCAGTGCAGGGAGTTCCTTGCGATTGCTGATGGAAAAGAAAAGGGATTCTTCATTGACCTTCAGAGGGTCAAGAGGATAAATAAGATCCTCAGATTGATCAGGATGCCCAAGGGACTGAAGATGAGCGAGGCGATTTATGATTGCCTTGCCGGGTTCCAGTGGCTTCTGATAGTCGCAGCTCTTTGTGTGATGCACAAGGACAATCCGAAAAAGAGAAGATATGAGACAGTCCTCCTGGAGATAGCAAGGAAGAACGGCAAGACATTCATCATCGCCGTTCTTTTTATTTTGCTCTTCTTCCTGGAGCCAAAGTTCTCTTATTTTTACTCCGTAGCGCCGGATGGGGCACTGTCAAGAGAGATCAAGAAGGCTCTTGAGGAGATAATAAAATTCAATCCTGCTGTTTTTCCTCTGGAAGGAACTGACAGGATATTTAAGATAAGGCGTGACGATATCGAATGCCTCATCAAAGATAGTAAATATGTGCCATTGAACTACTCCAACAGCCGTTTAGATGGTAAGTTGCCCAATGTTTTTTTGGTTGATGAAGTCGGGGCACTCCCGAACAACTACGCTATTGAGGCGATGAGGTCAGGACAGCTTACCATCTTAAACAAGCTGGGATTTATCATCTCAACGAAGTATCCAACGATGAATAATCCTTTTGAGGATGAAGTTCTTTATGCTATGAAGGTGTTAGACGGTCATGTAAAGGATGACATGCTGTTCGCCCTTCTGTATGAGCCCGATGATAAAAAGGATTGGATGGCTAATGATACAGTCATGAAGCACGCCAATCCGCTTGCCTTGGAGATAGATGACCTCTGGGAGGATCTTCTCAAGAAAAGGAGAAGGGCAATTGAAGTAGAGAGTGCCCGTGAGAACTTCCTCACGAAGCACTGTAACATCATCTATCAGGGAATGGGAACGGAAACCTATATTCCTGTGGATAAGGTCAAGGAGTGCAGGACAGCAAAGATTGAATGGGCTGGTCGTAAGGTGTGGCTTGGTGTTGACCTTGCCCAGACCAACGACAACTGTGCTGTTGTCATGGTATCGGTGGATGACGATGAGAACATCCTCTGTAAGCCGATGGCATTCATCCCGGCTGGAAGGATAGATGAGAAGACCAAGGCAGAACACGTTGATTACAGACGTTTTGTAAAGAATGAGCAGTGCATATCCTGTGGCGATATGGTAGTCGATTACTCCGTCATAGAGGATTATGTTCTCACCCTCTCTGAAAAGTACGGAGTTGAGATCGTAGCCATCGGATATGATAAGTGGAATGCACTGTCCAGTGCCCAGAAGTGGGACAAGAGTTATACAACAGTCGAGATAAGACAGCATTCTGATGTACTGCATCCTCCCACGAAGCTTCTCTATGAGAAGATCCTTGAGGGTGCTTTCAGATATGAGCAGAACCAGCTCTTTGAGATAAACTTCGAGAATGCCAAGTGTACTTTTGACACGAACATGAACCGCTATGTGAACAAGAAGCGTTCAAATGGGAAGGTCGATATGGTAGTGGCACTCATAAATGCCATGTACCTGGTGCAGCAGGATGTGATATTTGGAACAGATAACTTTATTGTGCAGGTGATATAAATGGGAATATTCAATTTCTGGAAAACTGAAAAGAGAGAAGAGCAGGACCATCCTGTCAATGAGACAAGTGTGGATGCAGCTCTTTTAAGAGCACTCATGAGTGAGGATGCCGTAACGAAGGAAATGGCTCTCAATATTCCTGCCATCAATGCCTGTGTTGACAAGATAGCAGATACCGTTGCGTCTCTGGAGCTGAAGCTCTACAAAAGGGATGCAAAAGGTCAGGTCAAGGAGGTCAAGGGTGATATCCGTGTGAAGCTCCTCAACAAGGATACCGGGGATACACTGGATGGCTCACAGTTCAAGAAGGCCATGGTCGTGGATATGCTGCTCGACAAGGGCGGATATGCCTACGTGAACAAGGTCGCAAGGAGCGTCAGGAGCATACATTATGTGAGCCCTGACAGGGTGTCATTTGCTACAAACTCAGATCCGATATTCAAGGATTACAAGATCTGTGTGAATGGAAAGCAGTATGAGGGCTTCCAGTTCATAAAGTTTTTAAGGAATACGAAAAATGGTTATTCAGGGACTTCCATCATTGATGAGAGTCCTATTTTATTGTCCACGATTTACAACTCTCTGTCATATGAGAACCAGCTTGTAAAAACCGGAGGAAACAAAAGAGGCTTCATCCAGTCAGCAAGGGCACTTTCAGAAAAAGCCATGGCTGCACTTAAGGATGCCTTCAGGAACCTCTACAGGAATAACTCCGAAAACGTGGTGATACTCAATGAAGGACTGTCATTCAAAGAAAGCTCCAACAGCTCCGTGGAAATGCAGCTCAATGAGAACAAGCAGTCCAATGAGAATGATATCTGCAAGGTGTTCCTTGTACCTCCGAGCATCATCAACGGAGGAGCTACACCGGAAGACAAGAAGCTGTACCTTGAGGGCTGCATAATGCCGATACTGGAGAGATTCCAGTGTGCTGTTGACAGAGTTCTCCTTCTCGAAGCTGAAAAAGCAGATTATTTCTTTGCTTTTGATACATCAGACATGATGAAGGCCGACATCGAGAAGCGTTTCAAGGCTTATGAGATAGCTTCAAAGAACGGCTTCATGCAGATAGACGAGATCAGGACCAGGGAGAACCTTCCTGCATTTGGTCTCGACTTCATCAAACTTGGTCTTCAGGATGTTCTTTACTATCCGAAGGACCACAAGATATATACGCCTAACATGAATCAGATGGCTGACCTTGACACCCTGGAGCAGACTCAGGATCTTAATAATCCTCAGAATCCAACGGATGACAAGACAGACCCTCAGGAAGGAGATAAAAAGGATGTTCAGAGTTGAGATAAGAGACAATGCAGTCCACATTGATGGATATGTGAACGCTGTCGAGCGTGATAGCAAGGTCCTTCATGATGAGAAGGGCGATTTCATAGAAAAAGTAAAAGCCGGGGCATTCCAGAGAGCCATTGACCGCGCAAAAGGTCGTAATGAGTGTGTAAGGGTGCTCCTTAATCATGACTACATGAGAGAGCTTACAAATACCGATGAGACAACTACGAAACTTTTTGAAGATAACATCGGTCTCAGATGTCAGTGCGAGATCCGTGATGCTGAAGTAGTTGCCAAGGCCAAAGAACAGAAGCTTGTAGGCTGGTCATTTGGTTTCTATCCGCTTGTGGATTCCAGAGAGAATGACAAGGGTATTGACAGAAGGGAGCTCAGAGAGATTGAGCTTTACGAAGTATCACTCCTGGATGATACAAGGGTCCCTGCATATGATGGGACAAGCGTGGAGGTGAGGGATTTTGTTGAAACGCGCGATTTCGAAGACGAAAAAGAGTTCGTGGAAGCAGAAAAAAGACAGGAAGCCTTGGAAGGTAAGAAAAAGCCCGAAGAAGTAGACCTTCACGAATACGAGTTACGGTTTAATGCCACAAGAATGGCTTAAACAATACACATTAACATTTTTCCATAAAAGGAGGAAAAGAAATGAGTCTTAAGGAGTTACTTGAGAAGAGAGCTGCTAAACAGGCAGACATGAAAGCCATTCTTGACATGGCTAAGAAAGAAACACGTTCTCTGACTGAGGAAGAGAACACAAGATTCTCTGAGCTTGAAAAGGAGATCAGAGACCTGGATGCAACAATCAATGCTATCCAGACAGCAAGAGAGCTTGAGCTTGAAGCTCCCAAGGCAGAAGAGGACGCTCCTGAGCAGCGTGAGACACGAACTCAGGAACAGCGCGAGTATGATGCATTCGATGCATACATCCGTGGCGTTGTTGAGACAAGAGATGATCCTGTCAACATGACAAAGGCTGCTAATGGTGCTGTTATCCCTGCATCAATTGCAAATAAGATCATCGAGAAGGTTGTTGAGATCTGCCCCATCTATCATGATGCTGACAGATACAATGTAAAGGGTACTCTTACAATCCCTTACTATGATGAGACAACTCAGGGCGATATCGAGATGGTATATGCTAACGAGTTTGAGGATGGACTTTCAACATCCGGTAAGTTCGCAAGCATTTCCCTCACAGGCTTCCTTGGAAGAGCAATCTGTGACGTATCAAAGTCCCTCATTAACAACAGCCAGTTTGATGTTGTTAACTTCGTAGTTAACAGAATGGCACTTTCAGCTGCTAAGTTCCTTGAGAAGGAGCTCATCAACGGCACAGCGGATAAGATTGATGGTCTTTCAACTCTTGCTGCTTCCGTTACAACAGCAGATAAGACAAAGATCACTCCCGATGAGCTCATCGAGCTTCAGGATTCTGTTCCCGATGCTTACCAGGGTGATGCTTACTGGATCATGAACAGAAAGACAAGAACAGCCATCAGAAAGCTTAAGAAGGCAGATGGTGAGTACCTGCTCAACAAGGATATGAACTCCAGATGGGGATACACACTCCTTGGCAAGGACGTTTACACATCCAACAACGTTCCTGAACTTGGAACAGCTTCCAAGGCTGTTGTGTTCTATGGCGATATGAAGGGTCTTGCAGTTAAGGTTTCAGAAGACATCACAATCGATGTTCTCCGTGAGGTTAAGGCTAGACAGCACGCTGTTGAGGTTCTTGGCTTCGTTGAGGCTGATGCTAAGGTTCAGAACGCTGAGATGATCGCTAAGATGGTTACTGCAGCATCATAAGGAGGTGTCTATGGACGGCTATGTTACTAAAAATTACACCGAGCAGGGTGGCGAAGTAACCCATATCGGTGGAAAACTTGTATTTGACGAAGGCGCTGAAGGCGTGGCTGCCAACGTTGAGATGCATTCTCAGACAACGGGAGCTGCTATTCGTGCTGACCTTGATGCACTTGTAGTCGCACTCAAGGATGCAAACCTCATAGCTGGTGATGAGTGGAGTCTTGCTGTAAAGGATAAGAGCTCAGTTACATGGGCAAACCTTCCCACAGCTGAGACACTCGCAAATACCGGACATGTGACCGCTGCCATTGATGGCACAAAGATCACAGTGACACTTGACTGCACAGTTGCAGACCTTGCGGTTGCTAATCATGGTGCTACATGGGGCAAGCATAAGTGGTTTGCTATCGGCGTTGATACAGGCTTTGATACTGATGGTGTTACAGGCGTTGTATTCAATGATGGAACAGCTGAGGTTGTTCTTTCAGAAGCTGATGACAGTGAAGCAATCACAGTCGGACTTTCCAAGGGTGACTTCGTTCTCTACTTCAAGGCTGAAAAAGTCCTTGAGAAGGGAGCTAGATTCACTCTCAGTGGAAAAGGCATGAAGAAGACATCATATGATGTGAAGATTGTTGAGACAACAACCTGATGAAATGCACCCTCCTTGTTAATGCAGGGAGGGTGTTATCTTGGAGGACTCTATGAAGATAAGCGAAGTGACAGTTCGGGATATGACTGACTACTTAAGACTGGATGATGCCAGTGAAATAGAGACAGCGGAAGTGACAGCGTTCATGACTGCTGCCAAAAATTACATAATTGGCTATACAGGCTTAACAGTTGAAGAACTGGACGAACATGAAGATCTGACTGTAGCTTATCAGGTCCTTGTTGCTGATTACTTCGATAACCGCAACTTCCAGACGGATAAGCCTACATATGTGAATCGTACAGTACAGAGCATCTTGAGTCTGTACAGATTAAATCTGCTGTGAGGTGATAGTAATGCGCAGAATGATGGATATCGGAAGACTGAACAAGAGAATAACGCTTATGAAATTCGCTGAGACAACCGACTCCATGGGACAGGAAACACAGGCGCTCATTCCGGTAGCAACTATCTGGGGAGACTTAAGACCAGTCCGTGGCAACGAATATTATGAGGTTCAGAAAATTCAGGCCAAGGTATCACACAAACTGTATATCAGATATCACGCAGCATATGCGGATATCGATTCAAACTGGTTTATCAGGTATGGAAATGAGGAGTTTGATGTAGTCAGCGTGATAAACGTAGACCTTGCAGACAAGATGTTTGAGATTTATTGCAATGCAAGAGTCAATCATGAGACTCATTACATTTCAGAA